ATGGAGATTATGATAAAAAAACCATTAGAGAATTCATTGAACAAGGATTCTTAGCTAAAGATTCTAGAGCCTTTAGAGAATATTTTGGATCTATAAATCCTGGAATTAATTTAAAGTATGATTATACTTTTGAAAATGGTGTTGAAGAGAGCATTAATATTCCAATAGGGATTAACTTTTTTTGGCCTGACGCTTGAGTATAGAAATAACCTATTTTCCCAAATACATGAAATGTTATTTTATGGGCAGGGAGGCTATGATTACAATACTATATATGATATGCCTATATGGTTAAGAAAATTTACATATAATAAAATATATGAATATTACACAAATAAAGATAGTAAGAAACAAGGAGATGTGGTTAATGAATCTATTAAAGCCATGAAATCTGCTAATTCTGTTTCTAAGAATCAAGTACAAGTTCCTACATATGTTACAAAGGCATCCAAAAAGTGATGCCTTTTATTTTTATTATATTTATAATATATAGTATCAAATAATGGCTGATAAGAATTTAAATCCTGCCCAACTTAAAGAAATACTTGGTCTGTTAAAACAAATCAAAAAGGGTTATGACTCTTTAAAAGAAGATATACCTAACCCTTTTAAAGATATTGATGCTAGTAATGTTGAAAAAACAGTAAAAGATCTAGGAGGTGCTACAAAAGTTCTAAAGCAATGGACTTTAGAACTAGATAAAATAGATGATAAGTTAGATGAAGCTGGTAAAAATGCTAAAGGATTATTTTCTACATTTACTAATATATTAGCAGAAGTAAAAAATAACAATGAACAGTTAAATATTGGTAAAAAATCAATTGCTGCTTTTCAATCTATTGCTGAAAAATTAAGAGATGACCAGTTAGGTATAACTGAATTGGGATATAAAGACCTACAAAATTTAAAAGCCAAGGGTGAAAAAGCAAAAGCCAACCTTACATCATCTACTAAAGAACTTAAACTCCAGATAGAAAAAGGTGTATTAAATAAAGAACAAATAGCCGCTGCTAAAACTCTTATTGCAGAAAATGAAAAAGAAGCAGTAGCAGTACAAGATACTCTAAATTTAACTGAACAACGTTTAGAAACTGAAAAAAGCATTCAAAAAACTTTAGGCATTACTGGAGGGTTATTTAAGGGTATTGCTAAAAGTTTAGAACACATCGGTATTGAATCTGAACATTTTGAAAAAATAAATGAAGATTTAAGAGAAGCAGCTAAAACAGGTAGTGGATTAAATGTGGTTGCAGCTGGATTTAAAGGTATCGCAAAAGGAATAGGTTCAGCATTAGCTGATCCTGCAGTACAATTAGGTGTAGCGGGTGGTATTCTTCATACAATGGTTGAAGCTGGTATGGAATTTAGTCATGAAACTTCCCAAATACAGAAAAATTTAGGATTAAGTAAAACGGCTGCTGCTGAAATGAACACAGAATTAGAGCATATGGCTGTGCATTCTGAAGGTGTTCTTATGAATCATTCTGACTTAGTAAAAGCAAATTCAGAATTAAATGCTTCTTTAGGAACATCTGTTATATATAGTGCTAAACAACTTCAAGATAATATTAAATTAAAAGAGGTTGCTGGTTTAGAAGCTGATGAAAGAGAAGGAATATTAAAATTCTCAATGCTTACTGGTAAATCTCAAGAAGTAATATATGATTCTATTGGAAAACAAAATAAAGGTGCCCTAAGTAATAAAAAAGTATTATCTGAAGTATTAAAAACATCAGGCCAACTATCAGCCCAATATAAAAATAATCCTGACCTACTAGCTAAAGCCGTTACGCAGGCTCAAAAATTAGGAATGACTTTAGAACAAACTAAAAACATATCAAAAGGATTATTAAATTTTGAAGATTCAATAGCTGCAGAAATGGAAGCAGAATTATTGACTGGCCAAAGTTTAAATCTTGAACAAGCAAGATACCTTGCTTTACAGGGTGACTCAGCTGGTGCTGCTGCTGAATTAATGAAAAACTTAGGACCCAATGGATTATCTAAGTTCCAAAGTATGAACATAGTTCAACAAGAAGCATATGCTAAAGCATTAAATATGAGTACTGATGAGTTGGCTGATTCTTTAGTGAAACAAAAACAACTTGAAAGTATAGGAAAAGAAGAATCAGCAGCTTTAAAGAAAAGAGTAGCAGAATTAAAAGCTAGTGGTGAAATGGAAAAAGCAGCTGAATTAGAAAAACAAGCATTAGCTGGAAAATCTGTTGCTTTAGCTGAACAAGAATTAGGAACTAAAGAAAAATTAGATAAAAGTATGGCCTCTATTAAATCATCATTTACTAGTATGGTAGCAGGACCAATGGCTAAAACTTTAGAATTATTTTCAGGGTTGCTTGAAAAAATAGCAGGTAATCCTGTTGGAAAAATGATTATAGGATTTGCAGGTGGTGCTGCTGCTTTAGGTGCTTTAATATTAGGAACAGTAGCTGCTGTAAAAACTGTTAAATCATTATTAGGTAGAGGTCCTGCTGACCGCACAGCTAAAGCTACAGAATCCATTGATAGAAAAATAGGAAGAGGAGGTAGTATGGGGGCTGATGGGGGTGGAACACCTGGTAGAAGAGGTAAAAAAGGTAAAAAAGGTAAATTTGGAAGCATTGCTAGTATGGCTATGACTGGATTAGGTATGGCTTCTATGCTTGGAGGTGGAGAAGAAATGTCTGGTGAAGATATGGCATCTACAGGTATGGATATAGCAGATGTTGCTTCTGATATGGGATCTTCACAAGCATCTAAAGCAACTAAAACTGCTTCAACCGCAGCTAAAGGAGGAGGTTTTTTAAGTAAAGCTGGTAGCTTTTTTGGCGGAATAGGAAAAAAAATGGGGGGTGGATTAGGTAGTATTAAAAAACTTTTTCAAGGTCCTATTGCTAAAGGCTTTAGCCGAATATTAGGCCCAGCTGTTGCTCTTATAGAATCTATAAGTAGTGCTTCATCATTAATATCAGATGCTAGAGAAAAAAAATCAGCCGGAGAAAAAATAGATACTGGGTCTTTAGGAAAATCTTTAGTTCAAGCCGCTGCATATCCAATTGCTAATTTAGCAACAAATCTAATTCCTGGTGTAGGTCAAGCTGTTAGTATAGCAGATGCAACATTAGGTGCCTTTGGAATGTCTCCTATAAAATGGCTTTCTGATAATTTAATTGATTTAATCCCCAATGATGCTTTTTCTGGATTAGGTGGTTTAGCTGTAGGAGAAAAAGCAATGGCTACTGGTGGTATTGTTAATGGTCCTACCCGAGCTTTAATAGGTGAAGCAGGAGCAGAAGCAGTAATTCCTCTTGATAAATTCTATGCTAAATTCGATGAATTAATATCTGTAGTAAAAGCAGGGGGCCATGTCTATATAGATGGAAATAAAGTAGGACAGTCATTAGTATTGACAAATTCTAAACTAGGATAATATTTATAACTAAATAAAATAATATCATGTCATCAATTTTAAGCAAACTAACAACCCAAGGATCCGTACTTTCAAATTTAAATGGAGCACCCGGACCTCAACCAAATTTTAAATTATCTAAATTACATTATGAATACTCATTAAATGGTAATCCTAATGTTGTTGGAAAACCATCACCATCAATCTTAGATATGAATGGAAAAACACCAACATATAATTATCGCGATAATAGCCCAGAAGGTAGAACATTCTAAAAATGCCTTTAATATCTCTAAAAACCAATCTTAAAGACTTAAAGTTTGGGAAGGATAGACCATATGGTGGCTCTAGTAATCAACCATATATAAAATCCCCCATACCTGAAGGAGATCTGCCTATTAACCCAGGCCCTGATTTTTTATTAAGAGGTGGATTTTTAGCCCCATTAAATGCTGGGTTAGATGTAAGTAGACTAGCTCAAATGTTTTTTGATATTAAGTCTCCTAATGGCTTTTTATTTATAGGAAAACAAAATCAATTATCTCGTACTGCGGTTAGGACTGAAGCTACAAAAGGAGCAGGGTATGCTGGAGGGAAAATAAATGGAGGGCTATATCTCCCATCATCTACTTTAGCCCAAGCCGCTGCTGGTTTTACTGGAACTCACCTAAACTTATTAGGAATAGACCCCACATCTCCTATGAATGGAGTAACAGAAAGAGGATCTCTTTTAGGAACAGGATTAAATAGATATGAAGATGTTGTAAAAGTAGGTAATAGTAGTGAAAATAGTAAAGATAATAGATTAGTAGATTTAACTAATACTAAAATAAATATAAATACTCAAGGAAAAACAAACATATTAAGTTATGATGGTGGTCCTGGTTCTATTTTAGGTATAGGAAAAACTACAATCCCTTTTGCAGATAAACAAAGAACAGGAAGAAATAATATCGAATTAATTAATACTAAGTTTTTTTCTACTGAAGACTCAGGCTATTACAACTATAGTGTATTTAAAAACCCCCGCCAAGTAAATTTACAAGGTTCTAGGATATTTAACGGCAATAATGTTAGCGCTAAATACGAAGATTTAACGGGAATTAACGCGCTCCAAGACAGCTTCAAGACAAATGATGACCAAGGCCCTCTCCAGTTATTCTCAAATAATGTCTATAAGTCTGGAACTTTAGATACTGACCCTACTCTCCCCCAAAATTCAGGAGTATATACATTGTCTCAACAACAAATAATATCTAAACCTAACTTAGTAGAAGAATCTAATAAGCGAGGTAATGTACGAGAAGATTTTAGAAGAGAAATAATAACCGCGGGTAATATACAATCATCAACTGTCCTATCTTTATCCCCAAGTTACAACTCAGCTAAAAGAATTGAGGATAGAGTAAACTTAGGTGACCCTGGTCAACCACGAAATGTATTTAACTATGCTGTACCTGCTAATCAATTAGAAGCATTAGATAAAATTACAGCCATGCCCATGTATGAAGGTGCGGGTCCAAATGGCAAATTAGCAATAAATGACCTAGTAAAATTTAGAATAGCAATATTAAATAATAATAAATCTGATGAAAGTGCAACTTATCTCCATTTTAGAGCATTTATAGACTCATTCTCAGACGCATATAATTCGTCATGGAATGCAATTAATTATGTAGGACGTGGTGAGCCATTATTCAATTATGGAGGTAATTTTACTCGAAGAATAAATATGTCATTTACTGTAGCGGCCCAATCTAAAGCTGAACTAATACCAATGTATAAAAAATTAAACTACTTAGCTTCATCTCTAGCCCCAGATTATAATGAGGCTGGCTTTATGAGAGGTAGTTTAGCTCGATTGACTGTGGGGGGGTACGTGTATGAACAATATGGGTTTATCGAATCATTTACATATGATATTCCTGCTGAATCTACATGGGAAATAGGAATAGATAATGAAGGAAATTCAGATAGTAGCGTAAAAGAACTACCGCATATAATTAAAGTAACAGGATTTTCATTTGTTCCTATACATAAATTCTTACCAAGAAAAGCTACAAATGCCAACTTTGCAGACCAAAGATACATAGCATTAACCCAGACTACTGATACTACAAAAACAAATTATTCTGATTCTTATCCAACATACCCTTCATAATATAAATGAACAGATATTCATCTATAAAAACCTCAAAAACAACAAATAATAATATCCGCTCAAAAGGTATTGTATATTATAATACTAATAAGTATCCTGAAATACCTTTAAGCCCAAATGACATGTATGTTATAACAGACTTTGGGGATAGATTGGATTTATTAGCAAATCAATTTTATAATGATATTACTTTATATTGGGTGATAGCTATAGCTAATTATGATAAATTAACCTTAGGTTCATTGTTTATTCCTGAAGGAACTCAATTAAGAATCCCTACAAATATAAATGAAATATTAAATAGTTATAATCAATTAAACAGTTTATGATATGGCAGGAAATGGAAATATTATAGGAGACCCATTTGATGATTGGGTTAGAGAACAAATAAATACACGGCAAGCAGCATTAGGAAAAAATTTAAACATTGACCCTAATACTCTAAAATACTATAGCACCAAATCCCCATTCATAAGACTAGCCAGCTCCGTAAACCTTACTAATAACGGGCCTGTAGATAATAGTGGAAATACTACCCAATGGCCTGAAGGAGCAAGTGTATTAAATAAACTTTCTAAAAACTTCCCTTCTAGCTTAATAGAAAACAATAATCTAGCTAAAAACTTTATCTTACAAGGAGGGGCAGTTGATAATAAAAAACTTAATTTTGGATTAAATACTAATAATTCTATATTTAACGGAGCATATGGATGGGGAGGTATAGAGGAAAGAGGATATGTACCTATGCCAGGTATAACCGGAGCAAGTGTTCAATACTACAATAACGGTGCTCTTTCTAAAACTTCAATAAAGATAAAATGCTTTAGTAAAAAACAATTCCAATTAATAGATGCTCTATATTTAAGACCTGGTTATTCATTATTATTAGAATTCGGATGGAGTGTATATCTAAACAATAAAGGTCAACTAGAAACATATAATTCATTTGATACTGCTCCATTAAATGCTGTATTAAATGCCCCTAACGGGACTGATCAATATGTTATATATAGACTTATTCAAGAAGAGCGAAAAAAACACTATGGTAATTATGAAGCCATCTTTGGAAAAATAGTTAACTTTGATTGGTCATTCAATAGTGATGGAAGCTATGATTGTAGTGTATCATTAACCGGTATGGGAGATGTACTAGAATCATTAAAAGTAAATATTGTTAACCCATCATTCTCTAAAAAAGAATTAACCCCAGAAAAATCACCCCAAGCTACAGATAAAGTAGATATTCCATTAATAGCAAATGCTAATAAAACTGCCCTAAATACTGAATTATTCAAAATATACCAAAACAGTAAAGAAGTATTAAATCGATTAGGCACTACAGATTATTCAATATCTGATTTCCCTAACTACTTGGATGAATTTAAAACAGTAAACCTAACTATAAAAAATGGCATACTGACCGTCCCAGGAACAACCACAGATGATGAAAAAGAGCAACAATCTCCTCAAGTATATATGACTTTTGGTAGTTTATTAGCATTTGTTGAAGCTCGTCTCTTAATATATGATAAAAAAAATAATAAACAAGTTCCCATCACTCGATTTAATGTTAATTTTATCGACCCCGACAACTCATCATACTCAGGATTAGATAAAGATAAAAACTTTATACTAAGGTTTAACGGACAGTTTTCAGCAGACCCAAGAATATGTCTTATTCCTGTAAATAGTTCTAAAATAAAAGATCTTAGTTTTCCTAAATCTAATTTATACCCCATATTAGACAAAGGAGCTAGATGGGCAAAAGGTGATTACTTAGGAAGATTAATGAATATATATGTTAATGTTAATTATATATCTTCTGTTTTAGAAAATACCCCCCCAAATGAAGATAACTCTATATCTATACTTAATTTCCTACAAAATATAATTGGAGGAATAACATCTGCTCTAGGAGGAATAAATTCTATCAGGATACAAAGCACAGCAGATGGTTTAATTAAATTTTTTGAAGAAGCGCCTCAAACTTTTAATAATGGTGATAATGATGAGCCCAAGGGGACATATACTCGATTTAATGTTTTTGGGGTAAAACCAGGAGTAGAAGGAAGTTTTATTAGAAATGTTAGTTTAAATGCTAATATTCCTAGCAATTTTGCGTCCATGATATCTATAGGGGCTCAAGCTAATGCAAATCAAATATCTGAAAATGCTACTTCATTCTCAAATTATAATGCTGGATTAGAGGATAGAATAATAAAAGAAAAAAAATCATTCTACCCACAAAAATCTAATACAAATAATGAAGACACTCCTCCTGACCAAACTATCCAACAACATTTCGAGGAGAATATCCATGGAGCTAATGCTAAATTATTTGAGCAAGTGTATGGTAATAATAAGCAATTCACATCAGAAAACATAAGTGCCTTAATATCACATAATACCCAATACTCTAAAATGTCCCTAGGGGAATACATCAAAATCCCCAACTACCAAAAACTTAAAATGCCATTTTTCCTACCATTTAATCTAAGTTTAGAAATGGACGGAATATCAGGAATAGTACTATATCAAAAATTCTTAATAACTGATGATATATTGCCTCCATCATATGAAAAAGATGGAGTTGACCTAATAGTTAAAGGCCTAAACCATGAGATAACACAACAAGCATGGATCACAAAAATAGAATCTCTTTCGGTCCCTGCAGCTAAAAATGCAGACGGAAGTCCATTAGATAATATTAACCGCCCTGTTCAAAAACCATCTCCATATACTAGTCAAAAAACGCCATTATTTAATTCTAAAAAGCCTCCTCAAGAATTAATTAAAGCTATGAAAGAATATGGTATTACTGATCCTCTAGAAAAATCTCACTTTTTAGCTCAAGCATCACATGAATCTGGAGGGTTTAATTGGAAACAAGAATTTGCAAGTGGAGAGGCATATGAAGGGAGAAAAGATTTAGGAAATACCCAATCAGGAGATGGAAGAAAATTCAAAGGAAGAGGATATATCCAAATAACCGGAAGAGATAATTACACTAGATATAATGAATATTTAAAATCTAAAGGTATATTTGATGACATAATTAAAAACCCAGATCTAGTTGCAACTAAATTCGCGGCTGATTCAGCTTGCTACTGGTGGAAATTTTTATCAAGAGGTATTACTAATATAGCTAAAAGTGGTTCTACTCCAAATAATGTGGTTCAAGTTACTAGAAGAGTAAATGGTGGAACTAATGGATTAGCAGATAGACAACAAAGATTTAATTCATATTGGGGCGATTTAAAACAAGACCCACTACTATATTCTTAACATATGTATATTCCTAAAAATCGACTAATAACTAATTTATACACTAGAGGAAATGAACTAGTATATAAAGATAACAAAGCCCTATATACTGGATATTACTATAAAACATATGATGGAAAATATTTTACTGGTAAGACACCAAATGAAAAGCCAAATGATGAATTAGAGCTAACAACATTGAATGCAAAAACATTTGAATCCCTAGAAAATAAATCACAAGTTGCATTCACCGATACCCCTGTTGTCCCCTCAGACAATAAAGCTGAATTAGTAAATAGCTTGTTAATAATAGATTATTCTAAATTAAAAGGGATTGACCTGAATAACCCAACAGGTCTTATTGTTCCCTCCCAATATTATCCTCAACCTATCCAAAGTAATTATGATTTAGGTTCATTTGTAAGATATTTTATTGTTAAGATAAATGAGCCTATATTTTTAGAAATAGATCAAAACACATATGATGCTATAAAGGCTCAAAATAAAGAATGGTCGTGGGAAGCATATACTCCTTTTTTAATACAATGGACATTAATTGGTAATAAGCAACAAGTATATAATACTAATAAAAACATTGTATTATTAGCTGAACAAAGATTAGGGAAAAGAGGTTTAGGGAGATTCTTAAAAGAAGATTACAATCAATTCTATAAATAAAATTTGGAAATTTATAAATTTTTTATTATATTATAGCAAAGGTTATAATAAATGTTTTGGTTAATTGAATCCTATGAACAACTTAATGAATTTGCTCTGTGTGAATTTAACGAAGCTTTCATTGAATTAGTTCCATTCAACAATAATACCCATCCTGTTAATAATTATTTATCTTTAATATATGTGCGTCCATTAAATAGCCATAAAGGATACATAATCCCGGTAAATCATAGTGAATCATTTAACATAGACCAGAGTGTTATAGAAACATTATTAAAAAAATATAAAAAAATATATGTAAGAGATAAAAAAGAATTTCTTCATTATATAGTATTACCTAACCTATTTGATATAACTTTGAATAATAGTTATGATTTATCATTAACTAAAACCCATGAATATTTTTACAATAAGTATTATGATAAAAAAGACATAAATAGAATAATCCCTATATCTAAACACTATGAATATTGTGAAAAAATATTTGATGATTTAAAATCCAAAATATATGAACCTATCAACAACTTTTTCAACCAAAAAGCCACAGTGGTATTCAACGCTATTGAGCGGATGGGATTACGAGTATGTCCTGAACAATTCCAAAACAAATTTCATCCAATTGAAAATGATCTTACCTACACCCAATACAATTTCAAAACAACAACCACTCGACCTTCAAACAGATTTAAAGGAGTAAATTATGCAGCATTAAATAAAGAAGATAATACTCGAAAAATATTCATACCCAGAAATTCGAAATTAATAGAAATAGATATAAGAGCATATCATCCCACATTACTGTCCCATTTAATAAATTATGACTTTAAAAATGAAGACATACATCAAGACTTTGCAAATATGTATGGAGTAAATTATGCTGAAGCCAAAAGTTTGACATTCCGACAATTGTATGGAGGTATATTTCCCCAATATAAGAACCTAGAATTCTTCCAACTGACTCAAACATATACTGATGATCTATGGAATAAATTTAATAATGATGGAAAAATAACAGCACCTATTTCAGAACATTGCTTCTATAAAGAGAAATTACCAGATATGAATCCTCCAAAGTTATTAAATTATTTATTACAAGCTTTAGAAACTGCAAACAATGTTAACATACTATGGGACATATTTAAAGTATTAAGAGGAAAAAGTACTAAATTAATTCTATATACATTTGATAGTTTTCTCCTAGATTTCCAAGAAGGAGAAGAAGAAGTATTAATAGAAATTAGAAAAATATTTAAGAAATATAAATTAAATATTAAAGAAAAGGAAGGATATGATTATAATTTTTAAAAAAACACACAATATGTATAATATGTAACATAATAATTGTTTTGATTTATACTTTTCTAATACATGTTGAATAACAGATTGCTTTGTACTTTTACTACATCCGATAATCTTGATAGTTTATTGGATGATATTATATCCCAATATAGTATTTTATATAATAAAATATTTGTGTTACACATTAAGTCTAATGATGAATATGTTTGTACTTATAATATTGAGCAAGGAAACACAATTGGCATGCCTGCAAATACAATATTAGTTCATCGTAAAAAAGATTTTAATGTCTTGTATACTATAAATAGTTTAAATGAATTGATAAAACAATTAAATAATGGTATTGTAGATACAAACTACCCTATTAATTGGCAACATTATAAAAATAGCATACTCCTAACTCAACATGATGAGCTAAAGCAGCTAAAAACCAGAATTTATAAGATAATAGAAGTTTAATATCACTCATGAAAAAATTTGAATTAAAACAAATTATCAAAGAAGAAATTATAGCAACCCTAAACGAAAATGCAGTCCCAAATATGGGAGCGTTTCGCAGAGTAGTAATAAGTTCATCAAAAATTAAGGAAATAGAAAATGGAATTAAACAATTCATGGATAAACCAATCATAAAAAGTGATTACCCCATGAATAAATTTATAATAAAGTCCGGAATAGAACCTGAAACCATTGTCATAGATATTGAAGGAAAAGGAGCAATGCCATTAACTAATAAATTGTCAGACTTAGCTAAAAAAATAGATAAAGAGGTTAATATAAAAATAAAAAAAGAAATAAAACTAAAATAGTTTGGCTTTTGGAAAACTTATTAGTATACTAGGTTATTATTAAACAAAAAAAGTTATTATGAACTTAAATGAAATCAAAAAACGATTAGAGTCATTGAACTCTAAACCTACTGGTGGTTCCAGTGGCGAAAAGAAAAACTACTTTTTTAAACCATCAGTAGGAAAACAAACCATCCGTGTACTACCTTCAAAGTATAACAAGGATATGCCTTTCAGTGAAATGATGTTCTACTATATCTTTGATAGTAAAACAGTAGCATCTCCTGCTAATTGGGGTGAAAAAGATCCTATTGCTGAATTTGCTAAGCAGTTAAGACAAACTAATGATAAAGAAAATTGGCGCTTAGCTAAGAAATTAGATCCTAAAGTTAGGGTATTTGCTCCTGTTGTTGTACGAGGTGAAGAAGCTGAAGGAGTAAAATTATGGCAATTTGGAAAAGAAGTTTACCAAGATTTTCTAAATATGGCGGCTGATGAAGAAATAGGAGACTTTACAGACATCTATGAAGGTCGTGATATAAAAATTACTACTGTAGGACCAGAAGTAACAGGAACTAAATATAATAAAACTACTATTAGTCCATCAATGAAATCATCCCCT